ATCTTCAATTAAAAAGCAAGACTAATTAGTCTAAAATTAAGAGGCCGAAGGAGCATTGCCTTTTTCGGCCTTTTACTATATAATACAGATATAAACATTGCAAACTGAGTTTGTGGTTTATATTAATTAATAATCAATACGCCAAGTGGCGTGAAAGGAAATATAATGTTAGATAATACATTAGTGTCTAGCCGGGTAAACGGCGCATTAGGCATCACAACAAAAACAACAACAACTGACAATGATGATTCAATCATTGTTAATATCAATAACACAGATAGATTTTCAAAAGCAAATTTAAAAACGCTTGAGAGATTAATCGTAAAGGAGGCTTTTCCAGAATTGTATGGAGATAAAATGCCTACAGGATTAACTTTTCATGGTTTTGAAATCTACGATATTGATACACTATATGCTGTTTTAAAAAACAAATATGGTAAACAAAAAGGTAGAGCTTCTGATAATGAGAAGTTTGATAAAATCAAAAATAATATTTTAGATAATGGATTTAAACTAAAATACAACCCTATTGCTATTTGTAAATATCCTGATGGTTCAATCAAGTTTATTACAGGTAGAACTAGAACTAAAATATTAAAGAATACTTGTGATTTTAAAAATGCAATTGTAGCAGTATATACAGTTGCAGATAATAAAACATTGGCGACACAAAATATTAAATTTAATTTAATTGATTCGCCAACAGGTCTTGCTACTACAGGTGATGTTATCGCAACAGGACAAGAACTGGTAAGTGATGGTGATTTATCAGAAAATTTAGATGAAATCTATAATTGGGTATTAGAGGCTACAGATGGTGGTCACTTTACAGAAAATACTAAAAATATTATAGCTCAATCTATCTTAAATAATTCTGGTACAAGACCATATGTAAATTCATGGACACCAGAAAATGTACACGAATGGATGACAGAAAATCATTATAAGAAGGCTAAAGACCAATATCCGAATAGTGGGTTGTCTGCTAAAGAATCTGTTTATGTACAAACTAAAAAAGGTTCTGAACACTTAAACAAATATTTGTATGTTGTTTGCGCCGCTTCATCTTGGACTAAAAATTTGTCCAGAGTAGCTGCAATTGCAAATAATACAAATTTTGCAGGTAAGACTATTAGAGTTATATTGCACACTTCAACTTTAGATACTTCTAATAGTATTCAAAAGTTAGAAGAACAATATGAAGATAGAATCGAAAAACATAACTTGAATTGGAACCAAGAGTTAATTAATTATGGGGGTGCTTTTTTCACTAGAGAAATAAATGGTGAACAAGTATTACCAAAAGTTAATACAGATGTGGTAATTTATGCTACACTTCCTGTTATTGGTAAAATTCACAAACAAAACGAACTTGTTTTATTGTAAAATAAAATGAAATTAAATGGCCGTCCTACGCTTGACTTTGGCGGCCATTTAGTATATTATAGAAAATGCGGATGTCGTATAAAAGTATTATATTTGATTTCCAATCAAATGAAGGTGGGGCAGTACCATCCATCCGCTCCAATTTAAATTGAAGATACAAGGAGAAATATATTATGAATCTTTCAAGTGATACAGTTGCTGTTCTGAAAAACTTTTCAGATATTAACCAGAACATTTTGGTTAAACCTGGAAAAACAGTACAGACAATTTCTACAATGAAGAACATTTTAGCAGAAGCTGAAGTGAACGAGGAGTTTGGTAGCGAATTCGCTATCTACGATTTACCTGAATTTTTGAGGTCTATTGATTTGTTCGATAGTCCAACCCTTAAATTTAATGGCGGGTCAAATGTAACAATCGCCGAAGAAAAGACAAAGCAAAACATTAAATACTTTTTTGCTGATAAATCAGTTATTGTTGCACCTACTAAAACAATTACAATGCCAGATAAGTTTGTTACTTTTACTTTCAAAAAAGAAAGTTTTGGTAAACTTATGAAAGCGGCTACAACTCTAAATTTACCAGATGTTGCAGTAATTGGTAGTGGCAAAAGTATTAAAATGATTGCTACTGACAAGAAGAATAAATCATCAAATGAATATTCAATTGATGTTGGTGAGTCTGATAAAACATTCAAGGCCTATTTTAAAGTAGAAAACTTTAAGATGATTTCAGATGATTATGATGTGGCAATTTCGTCACAAAAGATTAGTCACTTTGTAAATCGAAACAAAAAAGTACAATATTGGATTGCATTAGAACCTGATAGTGAGTTTTAATATGTCTGATATATTCAAATTAGAAGACGGTACTGAATATAAAAAAGACGACTTTATAAAAGTTGAAACTAGAGAGTATCACCAAACTACACATTATCTTAATAGAGAAATTGCTGTTGAAGATATAATTAATGAGTTTGGTGATTTACCTACCTTTGAAAAAGGCCTATACTTTGATTGGTCTACTTATCATAATGCTAGTGAAGAAGAAAAAGAATTAGCAGATAAGGTACAAACATTTGTTGATGAACACGATTATGACCGTGAAGAAGATTGTTGGACAATGAACAAAGGTGGTTATGATGTTGATAGTGAAATCGTAAATGAATTTACAATGGAATCACCTAAATAATGAATAAAGTGGAGTTTATATTATGTCAGACTACTTGTGGGTTGAAAAATACCGACCAAGAAAAATTGAAGATTGTATCTTATCGCAAGATATAAAAGAAACCTTTAAACAGTTTCTATCTCAAAAAGAAATACCTAATCTATTACTATCAGGTACAGCCGGTACAGGTAAAACTACCGTTGCTCGTGCCTTATGTGAAGAACTAGGTGCCGACTATATTATCATTAATGGTTCAGATGAAGGCCGTCAAATTGATACACTTAGGCATAAGATTAAAAACTTTGCCTCTACTGTATCATTGACCGAAGAATCTAATCATAAAGTGGTAATCATAGATGAGGCAGATTATATGAACGCTGATTCTGTTCAACCTGCCTTGCGTAACTTTATCGAAACCTTTTATAACAATTGTCGTTTCATCTTTACCTGTAATTACAAAAACAAAATTATTCCAGCACTTCATAGTCGTTGTACTGTAATTGATTTTAGAATTGTAAATGGTCAGAAAGTAAAAACTGCCAAGGCTTTCATGGAAAGATTGTCTGGTATTTTGAAAGATGAGAACATTGAATTTGATAACAAGGTTTTGGCTGAGTTAATTCAAAAATATTATCCAGACTTTAGACGAACTATTAATGAACTACAAAGATACTCCGTAAGAGGTAAAATTGATAGTGGTATTTTGTTTAGTTTATCTGAAGCAAACAATAAAGAACTTGTTAAAACTCTCAAAGAAAAACAATTTAATGAGATGAGAAAGTGGGTGGTTCAGAACATTGATAAAGAACCACAGGTTTTGTTTAGAGGCATTTATGATGTTCTATATGAATCAATGGATCCAAAATCTGTACCACAAGCAATTTTGATTATTGCTGGATATCAATACAAGGCGGCCTTTGTTGCCGACCAGGAGATAAATATGGTTGCTTGTCTAACAGAAATTATGGCAAGTTGCAAATTTAAATGACAATAAGCGGGTGTAGCTCAGTAGTAGAGCATTTCGTTGCCAACGAAAGGGTCGCAGGTGCGAATCCTGTCACCCGCTCCAAATTTGCCCCTTTAGCTCATCTGGTAGAGCAACTGATTTGTAATCAGTAGGTGGTCTGTTCGAGTCGGACAAGGGGCACCATAAAAGGTTATATTATGTACGAACTAAAAGATTATTTGAATTCAATTAACTTTGAAAAGAAACCATTGTTAGATAGTGATGATTTAACATGGGAAAAGAAGTACCCTCCCTATATTATCAATAAGTGTTTGTCTATGCACTATGATTGTATAGCTCAGGCCAATGAGATGAATGGTTATCATTTCTTGGACAAGAAACTACAATTCCATTTTTACATAAATAGTATCCGTAAGAAAAAGCGATTTGGTGGCAAGTGGTTATCACAGGCCAAATTGAAGGACCTACAGTATGTAAAAGAGTATTATGGTTACAGTAATGAAAAAGCAAAAGAAGCTCTGAGCATACTAACCGACAAACAAATTGATGACATTAAATTAACACTTGAAAAAGGTGGGAGAAAAAGAAAATGAGTGAAGAAATTTCGTGGTCGCCTGAAAGTATGCTTGAGGTAACAATCAAACAACCAGACGACTTTCTAAAAGTAAGAGAAACATTGACACGAATAGGTGTCGCATCCAGAAAAGACAAGACATTATACCAATCTTGCCATATTTTACACAAGCAAGGTAAATACTTTATTGTACATTTCAAAGAGTTATTTGCTTTAGATGGTAAAAAGGCTACATTAGTAGAGAATGATATTCAAAGAAGAAATACTATTGCTATTCTATTACAAGACTGGAATTTAATTGATATTGTAAAACCTGAAGATGCTGAAAACAAAGCACCATTAAGTCAAATTAAAGTATTGCCATTCAAAGAAAAAAAAGAATGGACGCTATCGGCTAAATATAATATTGGTAAAAAGGCTGATGAAAGTCAAGGAAAAGATGGCGAATAAATGCAAGTACCTAAGTTTAGAGAATATATAACCGAGGCTAAAGAAGAAAAAGATTTTTTAAGACTTCTAATCATCACAGATGAACCTGAAGATGCAAAGACTTTTCACACAGCTGACCGTTTAAGAGAAGAATGTGATAAACTAAAATATCCACATTATCTTTTCAAACTATCTGGTGGTTACACGACATATGTTGACGGTGTTAGAAAATTCCATAACAAAGACGATAAAAAAGGTTTTGAAATAGATAACGATACAGTAGCTATTATTCGTGGTAGTATTACCAGAAAAGATAGTTGGATGGACTTTGTATCTATTTTAGAGAGAGCCAATGTTTGTTGTGTAAACAATAGACAAAGTATTAACATTTGTGTTGACAAATATAGAACTTCATTAAGACTTGCAGATTACGGTTTAACAGAACCTAAAACAGTTTTAATCAATGACCCCGAAAATTCTGTAAACATTGTCGAAGAAAATGGTTTAAAGTTTCCTATGATTATGAAGACTTTGAGAGGTAGTAAAGGTGTTGGTGTTTTATTTGTAGAAAGTGCTAAGTCATTAGACAGTATTGTTCAGTTAATACATAAGCAAGATGAAGACGCAGATTTATTAGCTCAACAATATATAAAAACAGATTATGATGTTAGAGTACATATTTTAGGTGGTAAATTTTTAGCCGCTATGAAACGACCAGTTATTGAAGGCGACTTCAGGTCAAATGTATCACAAGGTTCTAAACCAGAAAAAATAGAAATAACAGAATTAGAATTAGAACAATCTTTATTGGCTGCTAAAGCGGTAAATGGATTATGGGCTGCGGTTGATTTTATACCTAGTAAGAATAGAGATAAAGAACCGCCTTTTATATTAGAGGTGAATTCATCACCTGGAACTGAGGGTATTGAAGATGCAACAGGCAAAAATATTTCTAAGGAAGTTATC